GATAACGCTGCGCTTGGCAGCATTAGGCGAGTGATGACAGACAATGCCGGATAGCTTCAGCCGCGCGATGATGGCGCGCTGTATGATCGCCTCTGGCTGCGCCTTGCGCTTAGGTGCGGCGGTCACAACCCCACCGCCTTTTGCAACCAAGCCATCAGGATCACCACGCCCCACACGGCGCCGATGGGCAGCGCAAACAGAAGCGCCACGCCTAAGCCGATTTTAAGGCTATCGCGGATGTCACTCATGGCCGCGCGCCTTCAGCATGGCGTCGGCCACGTCATAAGCCATCATCGCAATATCTTCGTAATCGCATCCCAATTCCATTGTATCCAGTGATGTTCTCCAATGAATATAAACGCCAGAAACTACCGCCATGGCGAAGCGGTCCCGCAATTCGGCGCGGGCTTTCGCCTTTTCAAAAAGCATCGCCTCTTCCCGCGCCTGAGCGTGTGGCGGGAAATCATCATGCAAACCACTCATTTCCGTTCCTCCGTTGCTTTACATTCTACATCCCGGAACGTCGCGTCAGGATGCGCGCGGGATCGCGCGAAATCATATGCCATCCGGCAAGCGCGGGCCTCGCCATAGCCTACCGCGCGCTTGAATTGTATGTCTGCCACGCATTGCCCGGCAAGACATAGCGTGAAGGTCAGAGCGACTATCATGCTGCCTCGAAATCAAAAAGGCTCTCAGCCGATTTTTCTGCCGCGTCAATGTTGCGGCAGGCTTGGCGGAAATAGCTCTCCTTCAATTCTACGCCGATGAATTTGCGCTTTAGCTTCATGGCGCAAAAGCCTTCGCTTCCAATACCCATAAATGGGCTTAGGACCGTGTCTCCGGGATTGCTCCAGAGCGTTATAGCCCGCGTGGTGAGGTCCAGAGGCATCGGGCAGATGTGCTTTTCGTCTTTCGGATCGCGATGCGCGTTTAATACGTCAGTTTCGCGCGTGTGCATCCAAACCGGCGAAGCCCATTCCTGCCACTGATCCAGAGGGAAGCTTTCATGCGTATGCGTAACCGGCGAAATCTCTTCACCTTCGCGCGCCCATTTCCTGAAAACCATCAAATACTCAGGAAGGCCCTGCCGGCTGAAAGTGCTATCGCCGCGAATCTGTTTGTAAAGCAGGCCGTGCGCCTTCGTCTTAGTCATTTCGCGCACCGGGCAACGCCAGATCGTGACGCGCGAATGAAACGAAAACCCGGCGTCAATATGTTCCTTGACCAAAAGCCCAGGAAAATCCCGAAGGCCCGCATCGTGGCCCGTTTGCGTGCGATAATAGACCAAGTCCTTGCAATGCACCGCCACCAATCTGCCTGGTTTGGTAACGCGGAATAGCTCGCGGACCAAAAACCGATACTGAAGCGCAAACTCTGCATCATTGGCGCAGTTGCCCATATCGGCTTCGCTGTCGTTGTAGATGTAAAGACCAGAGAACGGCGGGGAATAGACGCTGAATCCTATGGAATTGTCCGGCATCTGCCGCACAACGTCCACGCAATCGCCATGAATGGCTTGCCATGTGTCGCCTTGCTTACTGTCCAAACTCATGAAATCCATGATGCAAATTCTCCCTTGTGCATCGGTTGATAAGGAACCCGCACGCCAGCATCCTGCGCCATTGCGCGGCGCATGGCGGCTGACATTGCTTGTTTCATTTTCTGATGATCGCCGCTCTTGCGATCTATGACGCGGCCGATCTGATCTTCGCCCTCGGCCACAATCAGGTGACAATCCACCGGGCGCTTCTGCCCAAAACGCCAACACCGCCGTACTGCTTGATACCAAGCCTCATAGCTGAATGACCTGCCGGCAAAGACCATCGTCGCGCAATGCTGCCAATTCATCCCAAAGCCGGCGACGCTTGGCTTGGTCAAAAGCCATTGCACCTGGCCGGAAGCAAAAGCCTCAAGCGTTTCTTCCTTGCGCTCAATCGGATGCGACCCGCGCACTTCCTTGATTTCAGGAATTTCCGCCCGGATTGCATCGGCCTCGTAATCGGTATCGCACCAAACAACGCAAGCCTCGCCCTTTGGCATCAGCGCCGCGATAGCCTTCGCGCGGGCGTCCGCCGTTTGGCGCTTGGTTTCGTGCAGCGTGGTTGCGCTCAGGTCGCCAGCAAACAGAAGACCAGCCGGCGCGCGAATATCACCCGCCGCCTTATGGCGATGCACGTTCAACGGCGGCAGGATGTAGGCGCTGCCATCATAACCAAAATCTGCCGGCGTTTCTGCCATGCGGCACCAGCTAGACATCCAATCCCAAAAGGAATCTTGCGCGTGCCCTTTCAACCGATATCTGCCCATTTCAGTTTGATCAGCAATAAACCACCGCATAAGCATTTCATTGGAAGGCATCACGCCTAGAAACTCGGCGTGCTGGCCAAGCTCCATGTGGTCGTTTGGCGCGGGTGTGGCCGTCGCGGCAGCGCGAAACCGATGAAAACGAAAGGCGTCAATCAGCGCGCGTGTTGTTTTGCCGGTGAAGCTCTTTAGGATGCTGGATTCGTCAAGCGAAACCGCGCCGAATGCCGAAACGTCAATCCGGTCAAGGCGATCATAATTGCAAACATTAATCCCTTCGCGAGCATCGGCTTGCTCGCGGATCTGACGCACTTCATAACCGCGCGCCTTACCCTCCCGCACGATCTGGGCTGCCACCGCCAGAGGCGCCAGGATCAGCGCCTTGCCATTGCTGGCCTCAAGCGCATGATTGGCCCATTCAAGCTGACAGAATGTCTTGCCAAGGCCCGTATCAAGAAACAAGCCAAACCGCCCTTGGCGCAGCCCAAAAGCCACGCAATCGCGCTGGTGCGGCATTAGGTCGCGGTGCAAGTCTGGCACGCGGTCAAGTCCAACAGCTTGCGCGGCAGGGCGCTTCTGCGCCAGAAAATCAGCATAGGCCGTGTCTAGCGGCATATTGTGTCCTCCATTTTTTGTTGATTGCGCATCACCCGCGCGCCCACATCGCGCCGCGATTTTTCAGCCAGGTCGCAGGCGGCGGATGCGTCGGACGCTTTCCCGGCGCGGCGTAGGCAATCGCGTAATGCGCGGCGCAATATGGCGAAGCGCATCCCTTGGCGTTGTCCCGGACGGGTTCGGCGCAAAAGCGTGGCGATACCGGACGCTCATCCCCGTGCAGTGGGTATTTGCATTCCGTCCCCAAAAAGACCCGAGGCGGCGTCATATCCGCCTCGGGCAAGTTTTCAACCTGGGGGGAGGAGTCCAGGCGCTCAACCGCGCGGAAGGAAGACGCGCGAGAGATGGTGGCGGGCCAAGATTGCCGAGGGGAGGATGCACCCCGGCCCGCCGAAGGCTGCGCGGAAGGAGATACGCGCGGCCTTGTCTGTTGCGCGCGGCGCCCGGCTTTCAAGCCCAAGTGAGCGGCGCGATATGCAATAGCGTGAGTGGTGCGACCCATGCGGGCGCCAATCTCTGCGGCGGTCAAAAACCCGCCATAGATGCGGCGCAGGAGCGCGTCATCCTCTTCCGTCCAGGGCATGGCCTGCGCCTGCGACAAATTGATGGGCGACCCGCGCGAAGGTAGCTGCAACCGATGCGCGCGGCCTATGACGGCGTTTTTCGTGACGCCCATGCGGCGCCCGATCTCGGCGGTAGAATGATCTTGATCCCAAAGCAGCCGCAGCTCATCGTCTTGCTGGCGCGTCCAACGAAAATTTGTCATGCGCGACCACCTGCCAAAGAACGGTTCTGCCGAATAGCGTTAATGCGCGCTTCGATTGCATCCCAGGTTTCCCCGGCGCTACGCATCCGCCATATCAGGCGGTCCTCAAACTCGCTCAGGCGAATGTGCCCGCGCGCAATGCGTTCCCAAAAATCCATCACTTGCCAGGTCTCCATTCAAGGGCCTCGGCAAGCGCCAGGCGCGCGACACGGCGGCGCAGCATTGCGCGTAGCCTTGCATGGTACTTGTATGGAACGCCTTGATAGCGCCAATTGCACACGGCATTAGGGCGGCAGCCCAGCGTTTCCGCCAGTTTTCGCGTGCCGCCCGCCTGTTCGATGAGGTCTGAAACTGTCATGATTGGAACCCTAAGCCAAAGCGCGGAAGCTTGTCAATCATAAAAAAAAGCATCCGGCATTTATTTTATGATTGACAACCGGCGCGGCATTGAATAGGGTTAGCTCATGCCCGCCGATGGTGGCGGAACAGAGGGGAATAAATTATATGCTCAAGTTACTGCCAATCCAACCGCCCGAAACGCCCGCCAAGCATGAAGCAATGGTTAGCCTGGCGCGTTATCGCACCCGGCTGGAAAAGTGCCCGGATGACCGGAATGGCAATTGGCACGAAGCTGCCACAACGGCTTGGATCGCGATGCTGCAAATTGAGCGCATGGTGTCGCAGTTGCTTGACATTCGCTTTGACGCGCCGACACAGGACGGCAAAGACGCCATTGATCACGCGATTGACGTGTTGGTTGAAAGCGCCGCTACCGTGACCGTCGAAGCCGAGCGCCGGGCGGAAGATGACGCCGTGAACGGTGACTTTTATCGCTCAATTGATAACTGGAATATGCGCCGGGGTGCCGCGCAATGAGCGCCCCCATGACACAAGATCAAATTGCCGAAGTCCTGGCGGATCACGCCAAATGGTTGCGCTGCGAAGGCGGCAAGCGCGCGTATTTGTCCGGCGCGAATTTGTCCCGCGCGAATTTGTCCGGCGCGAATTTGTCCGGCGCGTATTTGTCCGGCGCGGATTTGTCCGGCGCCAAAATCAACGACAAAACTGCCCTTGGCATTTTGCGCCGCGCCACGCGGTCAGACGGGTATGAGTTTTTTCTATGGCATTGCCAGGAAGGCTTTTATGTCAAAGCCGGTTGCCATTTTTTCACTATGGCCGAAGCGCGCCAGCATTGGACCGCCACCCGCGCCGGGACGCCGCTTGGCCATGAAAGCCTAGACATTCTGGATTTCTTTGACGCCGCAATCAAGCGTCAGGAGGCCGCGCAATGACCGAGCGCCCCGCCTGGATCATCGTGCTTTGCCCGCTGATCCTTGTCTTTCTGGCCTGCCTTGTCTTTGGCCCCGGCCCGGTCTCTGCCGCGTTTGAAGCGTTGTTCCATGGCGTGGCTTGGGTGGTCGCGGTTTGGGCTGTG